CAAGCTGCTGAAAACCTGCACCAGGGGGCGCAAGGGCGAAACGGTCGATGTCGCTCCGCATGACGTGCAGGCACTGCGCGCCAACGGCGTTATTAGTGAGCCTGTCAGAGAACCGGAAGTGCAAAAGGTTGTGGAGCCTACGGTACAAAAGGTTATTGAGCCTACTGTAAAAAAGCGAGGACGCCGTGCGCGCAACGCCACTCACTGACACAGTTTCGCCCGTATCCACCATAGACCTTGAGCAGTGGATCGGGGTGGACGATGACCCGCGGCTCGAGGACTGGCTATCGGTCGCCACGGATGAGGTAATACGCTACCTCAATCGTGACCTGCTGCAGCGGCAGTGGCGGCTGGTTATCAATCGGAAACTTGAGCCGATACAGGTGGCGTATGATCGCTACCCCGATCGGTCTTTCGGCAAGGTGGAGCTACCGTATACCGCCCTTGTGTCAGTGGAGTCCGTCAAGATCGACGGCGAGGACGCAGAGCATGAACTGGACACGCTCTCAGAGCCTGCCATTGTCGATGTGCAGGCGTTTGGCGAGCAATTGGAGATAGTCTACACGGCGGGCATCGCGGTAGTGCCTGCGTCAATCAAGACGGCGATAAAGCTGACGGCGCAATACCTGTACGAACACGCCGGGCACTGTGAGGCGCCGCACGCACTGAAAAGCTCGGGCGCGGCGGCCATGCTTCGCCCGTTCCGGGTTGAGTGGTTATGAAATGCTGCGAAATGTACGGCGGTCTGCTGCGCGTCCCGGTGCAACTGCAGCGCAAAGCGCGGGCCGCAGACGGGTCTGGAGGCTTTTCAGTGACATGGCAGACATACGCCACGGTGAGAGCGCACATAGTCAACCGTCCGGGCCGGGAGGTAGTGGTAGCGGACCGGCTGACAGCGACGCAGACCATCCGCGCCGTGATTAGATACCGCGCCGACGTTAACGAAACGGACCGCGCCGTTTTCAAGGGTAGGTCGCACCAGATCCGGTCTGTGTCCAACGTGGAAGAGCGCGACAAGTGGCTTGAGATTGACCTGGAACGAGGCGTTGCGACATGAGTATGTCCGTAGAGGTCACAGGGCCGCTTGTAAAGCCCGGAGCGCTGCGCAAGCTGGGGCAGGACATCGAGGCCAAGCTACAAGACGAGGCCGCCAGAGCCGCAATAGAGACCGCCAACAACGCTCGCACGTCTGTCAGCAAGCCGGGGCAGGGGCAGGTTTATGAGAAGTACATCCCAAGGCGCACGCACCGCGCAAGCGCACCAGGGCAGCCGCCCGCTACGGACACCGGTAGGCTTATCGCCAGCATACAGACCGCCAAAGCCGGTACCGGCTGGATTGTCGGCTCGCGCGTCAGATATTCGCTCTTTCTTGAGTTCGGCACACGCACGATGAGCGAGCGCCCATTCTTTCGTCCGGCGCTCAAGAAAGCCGTGGCGACATGGCGCAAGCGCGTTGAAAACCTTGTCGGCGGTAAAAACGTCCGGCTTGGGGATGCGTTAGATGATTGACTTGCAGACCGCCATATTTGACACGCTATCGGCTGCGCTATCGGTGCCGGTCTACGACGCCGTTCCGCAAGCGGTAGACTCGGGCGACGATGACGCCTTTCCGTATGTGACCATAGGCGACGATGCGTTTGGCGAGTTTGACACTGACACGTCTATCGGTTTTGATACCGATGTGACCGTGCACGTCTGGTCCCGGTATCGCGGGCGGCGGGAAGTAAAAGAGATACAGCAAAGCATCTATGATGCGATACACTTGCAGCTGATTAGCGTGCCGGGGAGTCATTTTGTCATGGCGCTGTTTCAGAGCGCCACGAGCTTTATGGATGCCGACGGCATAACGCGCCACGGCGTAACGATATTTAGGATAGTAACCGAGGAAACATGAGATGACTGCAACAATTGGACGTGCATTTTTGATCAAAAAGGATGGCACCGTGCTTGCCGGGGTGCGAAGCAAGTCGCTCTCTATCAACCATGAGCCGGTCGATATTACCAGCGACGATGATGACGGATTCCGCACGCTGCTTGGCGTTGTGGGCGAATCAAGTTTCGAGCTGTCAGTCGAAGGCGTGGCAAAAGATAGCGTGCTGTTCGACGTGGCGACCGGCACCGGCTCCAAGCTGCTGACCGATGTGACCATTGAACACCCGGAGGGCACTATAAGCGGCGACGTGTTCCTGTCGTCCTTTGAATCAACCGGGCCGTACAATGACGCATCCACTTTTTCCGCCACGCTGCAGTCTAGCGGCGATTGGGTGGTGGGCACGTAATGCCTAAGACAGTCAGCTATACCCTGGCGGGCGTTGAATACGCCATGCCCGCGAGCTACAAGGTGGCGCGCGACATCGGGCAGCGCGTTGGCGATCCGCTGGCAATGGCGATCAAAGCGGAGCAAGGGGAGATCCCCTGGACGCTGGAGGCCACCATTGACATTATCCATGTCGGCGTAAAAGCCGCAGGGTGCAGCCTGTCGCGCGATGATGTGGCGGACGGCATATTCGACGGCGGGCTAACCGGCGCGCTGCAAGCTGCCGCCGAGCTTATCAGCGCGATAGTCGCGGGCGGGCCTGACAAGCCGATCAAGGCGGACGGCGGAAAAAAGCCCTAAGCTGGGCCGAGTTTTCTCGGTCGTGCTACGGCATAGCGGTAACGCAGTGGCACGTGCAGCCGTCCGAATTTTGGGGCATGGATGCCGAGGAGTGGTGGTGGTGCTTTGACTGCGCGCGCAATGATGCCACAACGTCGCTCACACCCGATGAGCTACAGGAGTGCTACGAGCTAATCCAATGAGTCAGGGCTTCGAGTTATTTGCAAAGTTAGGCGGGGATGCGTCAGGCCTCAAGCGTGCGATGGGCGAGGCTCAGAGCGCCTCAAACCGCACGCAGGGGGCGCTTGGTAAGCTCGCCACCGTTGGTGCTGTATCGCTCAAGGCGCTCGCAGGGGCCGCTACAGTCGCCTCCGGTGCGCTTGCCGCGCTGACGGTCAAGGGCTTGGCTAACGTAGACGCGCAAGCGAAAATGGCGCGTTCTGTCGATGGCACCGTGGACGGCCTGCGGGCGCTACAGATTGCGGCAAGTGATGCCGGGGTAAGCAAGGGCGCACTGAGTACGTCCGCGCAGATGCTAAACCAGCGCCTCGCAGAGGCCGCGCGGGGCAGCGGCACCGCAGTGCAGGCGCTTGACGCGCTTGGTCTGAGCGCGCAAGACCTGATGCGGATGGACGTAGACGAGCGCATGGCGGTGCTCGCTGACCGTATGCAGCAAATGGGCATGAGCGCCGGTCAGTCATCCGACATGATGCGGCAGCTTGGCGTGCGCTCGCGGGAAATGTCGTTGCTGATGATTCAGGGCGGTGACGCGATACGAGACGCGCGGCAGGAAGTGACCGACCTGGGGCTCTCGATAGACCAAGTTGACGCGGCAAAGATTGAGATTGCTAACGACGCCTTTTCGCGCATCGGCATGGTAATCAGTTCTGTTGGCGACAAGATAGCGGTCGAGTTTGCGCCAATACTTTTAGCCGTGGCAGAGCAATTCCAGGATGTCGCTAAAGAAGCGGGCGGCATGGGGTCCATAGTCGATAACGTATTTGCCGGGATGCAACGCGGCGTCGGGTATGTGCTGGACTTTGTAAACCTTCTGCGCATCGGCTGGCTTACGATGTCGCGCACGTTTCAGCAAGCGGCAGCGCTACAGGTGCGAGTGTTTGCGGACCTTGCCGAAACCCTGACCAATCTCTACAACAAAATCCCGTTTTTTGACGAAAGGCAATTCGGCGTAGACATCCGCGGCTTTCAGTTGTCGCTTGAGTCCACCATTGAGCAGACGCAGGAAAAGATAGACGGACTGCTGAACCAGGAGCGGCCTTCTGTGCGCCTTGGCCAGACCATAGACAACATGCGCGAGCGCATTAGCGAGCTTGCGACCGCATCCGTCGAGGCAGGCAAGAAAGTAGGCGGGGCGCTGCAAGAGATCGTCGCCAACCCCTACGAAAAGATCGTTCCGAAAGTGATCGAACACGTTGGCGAGCTTGAGCAATTCGGCATTCAGGCGGCGCGCAACATTCAGGACAGCTTTGCGCGGTTTCTTTTCGATCCTTTTAAAGACGGGCTAAAGGGCATGTTGAGCGGCTTTGTTGATATGCTGCGCGATATGGTGTCTCAGCTTTTGGCGCGTCAACTTTTGATGGGATTCTTCGGGCAGTTTGCAGGCGGCGGCGGCTTGCTTGGCGGCATTGCAGGCGGGCTGATCGGCAGGCAAAAAGGCGGACCGGCAAACCGCAACACGCCGTACATTGTGGGCGAGCGCGGGCCGGAGCTTATGGTGCCGAATGCGTCAGGCACGGTGATACCTAATCGCAGGACGGGCGGGGCAGCGCAAGGCGCAAACGTCAACGTCACCATTAACGCGGAAGATCCGGGCGCAGAAGGGCGAATTCGCACGATGGTCGAGCAAGACATCGCGCCCAAGATCGTGCAGTCCGCCGTCGGGCAAACGCTGGGCCGCATGTCCAGGCCGTCTTTTGCATGATAGTCACACTGCCGCCAATGAAAACTCAAGGCGCTCGATTCGAGTTGCAGCGCGGTGACGCATTGGACCAGCGCCTTGATGGCTCCGACGCTGTGCAAGAGCGCGCAATGGCGCTGTGGAGATACACCGCACCGCTTGTGCCGATGGATTACCACACGGCGCAGCCGTGGATTGCGGCGCTCCACAGGCTGTCCCGGATGGATGCACGCTTTGACGCGCGACCGCCAGGCTTTGAATTGCCAGAGTATGCAAAAACTAGGTTTGATGGATCCACTTGGAGCACCGGCCAGCCGGTACTAGTCAGCGGATCGGGCACAACTATCAACGTGTCGGGCTTATCCGCTGCGGTATCCTTTTTGCAGCGCGGCGATTATCTCAGCGTAACCACCACGGCAGGGCCAGAGCTTAAAATGGTCATGGCTAACGTGGAATCAGCCAGCAACGGCACGGCGACGATTAGCATACAGCCGCCACTTCGCGGC